CCAAAAGGATATTAAATATGAAAGTAAAAAATACAGATATAAACGATTTAAAAGCATACGATAAAAACCCTAGAAACAACGCTAATTCAATAGATAAGGTGGCAGATAGCATATCTGAGTTTGGTTTTAGGCAGCCTATAGTCGTTGATGAAGATATGATTGTGTTAGCTGGACATACTAGGCTTCTTGCATCTAAACAGCTAGGACTTAAAAAAGTTCCTGTACATATTGCTGATGGTTTAACTAACGCACAAAAAAAGGCGTATAGAATTATGGATAATAAATCTGCAGAAGATTCAGAATGGGATCAGGATTTGCTTAGTTTAGAAATAAAAGATTTAATACAAGATAATTATGATCTAAATATGACAGGTTTTACTCCTGAACAATTAGATGCTTTATCTGTTTTAACTGAATCTGTTTTAGAGGGTGAAACAGATGAGGATGATATACCTGAAATACCTAAAGAACCTAAAAGCAAACTTGGTGATATTTATGAACTAGGGCATCATAGATTAATGTGTGGTGACAGCATTAGTATTGATGATGTTGATAAATTAATGAATGGCAAGAAAGCAGACATGGTTTTTACTGATCCACCTTATGGAATAGATTATCAGGATATAAAAAAGAATCACAAAAAAATAGCAGGAGATGAATCTCTTTCTAATGTTAAAGATTTGTTATCTTTAGTTCTTGTTTTAGATATTCCTTTATATTTATGCTGTAATTGGAAATGTTTTAGTGCTTTTGAGGAAGCAATGCACGAAGCTGGTAAATATCCTAAATCTTGTATAGTGTGGGATAAAAAAGTTAGAGTTCAGAATTTAGATAAGTTCTATAAAAGACATGAATTTATTTTATATCATGGTGAGTTTGGTGGTCAGAAAACCTTAGATGGAGATGTGTGGGTTTGTGATAGAGAGGTGCGTAAAGACCATCCTACTGCAAAGCCTGTAGAATTATGTGAAAGGGCAATAAGGTATTCATCTGAAAATGGCAACATAGTTTTAGATTTATTTGGTGGAAGTGGTGCAACTCTGATTGCAGCAGAAAAATCAGCTAGAAAATGTTACATGATGGAACTTGATCCTATATATGTAGATGTAATTATTCAGAGATGGGAAAATTTTACTGGTAAAAAAGCAAAACTAATCAATGGCTGAAATACCTAATTATCCAATAGCTGTTGTAGCTAAACTTTTAGATTTATCTGAACGCCATGTTAGAAGATTGGCAGATGATAATATTTTAAAGAAACCTGAAAAGAATAAGGGTTGGGAAATAACTAATGTAACTTTATATATTAGATATTTAAGAGAAAGAGCATTTGGTAAAGATATAAGCACCACTGATTTACATAATGAGAAGCTAAGACTTACTAAGGCACAGGCAGATAAGGCTACTTTAGAGGTTAATGAGTTAGAGGGTGAGCTTATACCTGCTCAATTAGTTGAAGATACTTGGATAAATTATACAGCCAATGTGAGAGCAAAGTTATTGGGACTACCTTCAAGAATAGCACACGAGGTTATAACAGTTGATGATTACCAAAAGGCATTAATAATATTAAAAGAACAAGTGCATGAAGCGTTAAGCGAGCTAGGAGAAGATGGAATACCTGAAAAATATAGAAAGCGTAATAGACAGCGTAAACAAAAGCTGGTTGCCACCAAAAAATCTAAAGATTAGCGATTGGGCAGATAGCTATAGAAGACTATCACCTGAAGCATCAGCTGAGTCAGGAATATGGCGCACAGACAGAGCTCCTTATCAAAGAGAGATAATGGACTCATTTAATGATCCTGATATTCAGCGCATAGTATTTATGAAAAGTGCGCAGGTTGGAGCTACTGAGGTGCTTTTAAATGTTATTGGCTACTATATAGACCAAGATCCAGCCCCAATGCTTATCATGCAACCAACGCTGCAAATGGCTCAGACATTTAGCAAGGACAGACTATCAACAATGATAAGAGATACAGATAAAATCAGAAATTCTGTGGCTGATCCTAGAAGCAGAGATAGTGGTAATACAGTTTTAAGTAAGAAGTTTGCTGGCGGTAACTTAAATATAGTTGGTTCTAATTCTGCATCAGGACTAGCATCAAGACCAATTAGAATTGTATTAGCAGATGAGGTTGATCGCTATGAAGCATCAGCAGGCTCTGAAGGTGATCCAATATCACTAGCCACCAAAAGAACTACTACTTTTTGGAATAAAAAGATTTATATGTGTTCAACGCCAACCATTAAGGGACTATCAAGAATAGAAACTGCTTTTGAAGAATCAGATAAACGCTACTACCATGTGCCATGTCCTGAATGTAATGTTAAGCAAGTATTAAAATGGAAGAATGTTGTATGGGAAGAAGATAAACCTGAAACAGCTAATTATGCTTGCGGTGAATGTGGAGCAGTTATAGATGAATCTAAAAAACAATGGATGCTCAAACATGGCGAATGGATAGCTTCAGCACCTAAATCAGATACAGCAGGATTTCATATATCAGAGCTATATTCTGTTTGGTCTACTTGGGCAGATATGGCTAAATCATTCCTTGAAGCTAAAAAGAATCCTGAAATGTTAAAGACTTGGATTAATACTGCATTAGGTGAGTCTTGGGAAGAACAAGGCGAAGCTGTTGAGTATGACACTTTATTAGCAAGAAGATTAAATTATGATTACAGCACTATTCCTGAAGATGTTTTAGTTTTAACTGCTGGTGTTGATACACAAAAAGATCGTCTTGAGCTTCAGCTAGTTGGTTGGGGTAAGAATTATGAAGCATGGGTTTGTGATTACAAGATATTTTGGGGTGATCCCAATGCTATGAATGTTTGGAATGATTTAGATGCTTATTTAAAGAAAAGATTTAAAACTGAATCTGAAAGATCAATACCCATATCATGTTGCACTATTGACTCAGGTGGACATCATACCAACATGGTCTATCAATTTACCAAGCCAAGACAAGCTAGAAGAATATTTGCAGTTAAGGGTTTATCAGTAGCAGGCAAGCCAATAGCAAATAGACCTAGTTATGTTGGTAAGAATAAAGCAGCTCTATATGGTATTGGTACTGATAGTGCTAAAGAAGCTATCTTTGCTAGATTATCTACTGAACCTGATACAACTACACTACATTTCTGCTCTGATCTTGATGAAGAATACTTTAAACAGCTTACAGCAGAAAAAAGGATCACTAAATTTGTTAGAGGTAGAAAAACTTTAGCTTGGAAGCAAGTTAGACCAAGAAACGAAGCATTAGATACATTGGTATATAACTTTGCAGCTATCTATATCTTAAACCCTAACTATGAAGCTATTGAGAACAAAATACTCACTCAAGAGTCTAAACCAAGAGAAAAATCACAAAATAGACCACAAAAAGGCATAAATCGCGGTAATTTTGCTACTTCTTGGAAATAGAGGTTAATTAACTTTTTAATATTGACATTACAGCTATGCACCTTAGTGTTAGATATAGATATATCTATAACATTTATGAGGTTTTTGCTTGAGCAACAAATTTGATTCAGCTAATTATCCATCTCAAGTACCTGCTGTTTTGCAGAAAGGTGATTTTTGGGCGTGGAAAAAACCAAACCTATCTACTGATTATCCATTAGCAGCTTATTCATTAAAGTATAAATTCTATTTAATAGATGGCTCTACTGCATCTAACTTCACTATAGATGCTACTGAAAGTAATAATGAATATATTATTTCTACATCCAGCACTACATCGCAAACTGCTGGTGATTATAGATGGGATGCAATAATAAAAAGAACTTCCGATAATGTTGAGCTAATAATTGAAGATGGTTACAGCACTATTTTAGATAATGCTGTTAGAAGTCACGCAAAAATAGTATTTGATTCAATTTGCGCTGTTATTGAAAACAGAGCATCAATGGATCAGTCCTCAATGTCTATTGCTGGTAGATCGCTTTCGAGAATGTCTATAGATGAACTATTAACCTTTAAAGATAGATATAAAGCTGAATGGTTAAAAGAAGTAAAGATGGCAAGAATTAAAAACAATCAAGGTTCAGGCAACACTATAAAAGTTAATTTTGGGAAGATTACATAATGGCTTGGTATGACAATATATTTGGAAGAAATGCATCCAAAGATAAAAAAAGAAAGGCATACGCTAGAAGTTATACAGGTGCAAATACTGGAAGGCTTTTTGCAGATTTTTTAACAACTTCTGCAAGCGCTGATGCTGAGATAAAAGATAACATAAGAATTTTAAGAGATAGAGCAAGAGAATTAGCAAGGAACGATAGCTATATTGCAAGATACTTAAATTTAATGGTATCTAATGTTATCGGTAAGCATGGCGTAAGAATTAGCAGTAAAAGTAGAAATGACAATGGTTCATTAGACTTAGCTGCTAATCAGCTCATAGAAACAGCTTGGAAAGAATGGTCGCAATTAGGAAATTGTACTACCAATGGAAGATTGTCGTTCTTAGATTGCCAAAAGATATTTATTGAATCTTTATGTAGAGATGGTGAAGTTCTAATAAGAAAAATAAAAGAACCAAGCTCACCCTTTGGCTTTCAATTACAGTTTTTAGAAGCAGATCATTTAGACGAAAATAAAAATGATGTTTATAAAATTAATGGAAACCGCATTAAGATGGGTGTAGAGGTAGATAAATATGACAAACCAGTTGCTTATCATTTATTTAAAGACCATCCTTATGACAGAGATTATTTAAGTCAAAATCAGCACATTAGAGTACCAGCCGATGAGATTATCCATGCTTACTTACCTGCTAGAGCTGAACAGACTAGAGGTGTTTCTTTGGTAGCTACTGCAATGGCTAATGTGAAGATGTTAAATGGTTATTTAGAAGCTGAAATAGTAGCTGCAAGAGTTGGCGCATCTAAAATGGGTTTCTTTACCTCTCCTGATGGAGATGGATATGTTGGAGATGGTGAATATTCTGATACTTTCAATCCATCAATGAACGCGCAAGCTGGTGTATTTGAACAGTTGCCAGCAGGTATGGACTTCAAATCGTTTGATCCTACCCACCCAACATCTGCATTTGATTCATTTACAACTAGTGTTTTAAGAAGTATCGCTTCAGGTTTAAACATTTCATACCATTCGCTTTCAAATGATCTTACTTCAGTTAATTATTCAAGCATTAGACAGGGTGCTTTAGAAGATAGAAGCATGTATCAAATCTATCAACAGTTTGTAATTGAGCATTTTGTGAACCCAGTCTTTCAGTCTTGGTTAGAAATGGCTATATCAACAGGTTATATTAACTTGCCAATGGGTAAATTTAATAAATTTTCCAAATCAGT